GTACCGGCCATCACACCCTTGAGCAGCTCGGCGAGCACCTGGGCGTCGACCACCGGGGTCACGAACTCAGGGTTCACCTTGAACTTGATCTGCTTGGGGTCGTAGCCCCTCCACTCGGCGACATACCGGAGACCTTGCTCCACCGCCTCGGCCACCGTGATGACAATGCTGTGCAGCGTGGCGTGCTGGTCGTTCTGACGCGTTTTGCGCGCCTCACCCGATTCCGTGCCTGCAACGTCCATAACCTTGGCGCCAGCCTCAAGCGCGGCGTTCTTCTGGTCATCCATGGCCTTGCGCACTGCTTCGACGCCGGCGCCTTGGAACTCCAGGTAGCCACAGGACCCGCTAGGCCCAAGATCCCAAGCCGCTGATGGACCTGTGACGCTCAGCTCTACCGATTCATCCATCCCAGCCACCCAGGGTTGCGGGTGGCTGGTCTGGTGCAGCGAGGTGAAGTAGTCAGCGCTCAACTGGTAGGACTTCAGCGCGGCCCGCGCCATGGTCAGCAGCGGCACCTCGTCGACGTCCGGCGAGTTGTCTGTCGACCCGCAGTAGATTACGGGCAAATAGGCCAGGCCTTTGACCAGACGGTTGTCGGTGCCGGTAGTGCCCAGCGGCCGTTCGTTGTCGATCAGTTCGCCAGCCTCGTTGCGCACCGCGGTGTAGCAAACATCGCCCAGCATGAAGAACTCACGGAAAACGGTGTCGCAGTCATGGCTGTAGCGATCGCCACCCTTCTTGCGAAATTCACGAAACACCGAAAGGACCAGATCTTGCCGTCCGCCTTGATCAGCGGTGTCCCAGTTGATCGCGTTGCGCGTGGCGTACGTCGAGAAGTACGGCTCGCCACGGTCATCGATGTTCGCCACCAGCGGCACCCGCCCATGGGAAATAGCCTGCCGCACCATTCGGAAGAAAAGCTGCTTCAAGCCGAAGCCATCGGAGGTTGCGTTGTCAAGCAGACCCTTCAAGCCGTCGGGCAGCTCAATCTCCGGGATTAGGCGGGACACCAAGCCCATCATCGAGCGCAGCGAATCACGCACCCAGTGTTCGTACTGAGCCCGGTTCGTGTAGTTCTCGTAGAGGTACTTGTTGGCGGCAGCATCGATCTTCTCGGCCTCAACCATGCCGCTCGGCTTTGGCAGGTTGCGCTCAGTGCGCTTTACGGCGCACTCACCCTCGAGCGCGTCGTCCATCATCTCCCACTCGGCGATGTGCGCGTCGTAGTCGGGGTTTGTCGATTGCACTGGCATCAGGCCAAGCCTCCAATTCGGCGTGTTCCGCCTGTGCGTTTGATGCACGGCCACTCAACGTCGATGCAATACCCGATCGCCGTGGTGATGTGCTGGTAGTCGTTTTTCTGGTCTTCCTGGAAGGTCGAACCCATTTGGAGCTGAACCGTGCTCAGCCCCTTGTGGCACCAGGGAGCGGTAGCCGGGTTGATGAATAAGCTGGTTTCTCCTGACGCTGTCAGGATCTTCGCACGCACGGCGTTCTGCCGATCCTTGATGGATGGGTGAGCAGGCTTGACCTTGCGCGTATACGTCCAGCCATTGGCCTTCAGCACGCTCTCGATGTCGGTGTAGTCAGATGCGTGACCATGCTTCTCGCCCGCCTTGCCCGCCGGGTCACCGTAGATCAGCACATGCTTGTTCTTGTGGTCCTTGAACTTGTCCACGAACTCAGCAGCCGACTGCTTCGAAACCGCGCTGATCAGCACGATCTCATCAAGCAGATAGAGGTCCTTGCCGTCGTTTCGCCGGACACCGATCGCGGATGACAGAGGCGTGAAGTTCTGGTCGTGCATCCACATCAGCTGCTCGTGCGGCTCAATGGCTGCATCCGTGGTGTTCGCCTTGCTGTAGTCCTCGTAGATACGGCCAGACGCCGTTTCGAACGATGCTTCAAATTCCTGCTTGAATTGCTTGGCGGACATAGCCCGCTTCATTGCATCCATTACGTCTGCCGGAAGAATCTCGGCCGATTTCCAATGGAACACCCGGAAGTTGGGGTCATTGCCCGACTCCGCCTGCATGCACAGGTCGTAATAGTGGTTCAGGCCGTCCGGCACGCCGAGCAACCAGCACCAGGCCCGGTAATCCGGCATGGTCGGGTTGACGGTGTTCAGCGCCGGGAGAATGTTTGCCTCCCAGGCATCCGGCTTGATGTCGGCAAACTCGTCGATGCCGCCACCAGTCCACGGGATACCCTCGATCCGCTGCGGTTTATCCAGGCCAATGACGTGAATCTCGCTGCCATTGTCCAGATAGATGATCAGGTCCGACTCGGACGGCCGGCGGCTGTGCATGCAGCACAGCGTGAAGGCCTTGAGGTCATCCCAGAAGATCTTCTTGGCCTGGGCGTGCGTTGGTGCGGCGGCGAAGTACATGCCGCTGTACGCCGATGCCTGCTTCACCACGAAGCGCTTGAAACGCTCGGTCTTGCCGCTACGACGACCAGCAGGCACCAGCGGGAAGCGAATGCCTTCAGACACAGCGGCCACCAAGGCGAGCTGCACTGGGTGATCCTTTAGCGGGTACCAACGAGACAGCTGACGATCCAGCATCAGGTTGCCAGTGTTCGCGATCATGACGGCAGCCTCGCGATCAAATCGGCCAGCAGTTGAGCGTTGGAGTTGCCGCCGCCCTTCTCTATCAGCTTGAGCTCGGCCTTACGCTTCTCGATCTCAAGCAGTTTGATTTCTTCATCCAGCGACTTGTCAGGCTCAACTCGGCGATTGACATAGACGTCACCCGTCTCTTTGGCTGCTTGCTCGTAAAGCTGGGCAGTCAGCGCCAGGTTGCGCATGTTCTCGGCCTTCTCGGCCAGCCGCCCAAGGCCGCGAAGTCGGTACGCGCGATTGGCAATGGGGATATCGGTTGTCTCTTCACGGAATCGCTTGCGAGCAGCGTGGAACAGGTTCACCCAGGTCTTGCCGAGCTTCTGCCCGGCAAACTTTGTCGGGTCGTGCGTTTCGCATTGCTGGCGAGTGATCTCGATCCCGAATTCTGTCTTGACCGCCGCTACCACCTGGGAAGGTGTATCGAAGCAGGCCAATGCCTGAACGATAAAGGCTTTGACCTCGCTTCGTAGTACTGCCATAGGGTTGTCATCCGTCAATACCTGTCATGGAATCAGGCCGACTTGAGCAGACAGGTTCCGCAGGCCCTCGCAATGTTCAATTTCCCCACCTCAGCAGGACTGTTTGCTGCATCCACCAACGCTTGAACGTCAGGGCTTGCACCGTACCGGCGGACGACGCCGACGAACTCTTCGACGTCGTGGCCGCGCATCTCAAGCTTAGGCGCGCCCTCCTTGTTGAAGGCTGGCTGGCCGTACTTATCGTTGGCGTGTGCGATGTGATAAAGCTCGTGCTCTACCAGCGCGCAGAAGTCGGTGTCGCTGCACTGGGCGCAGTAGTCAGCAGCCAAGGTGATGATGAAGGCCGGCACATCGCCGAACCAATCACGCATCTGTTGTTCCATTCGAGCCTTCTGCCAACCGCCGGCGCGGAAAGCCACTTGCTCGGCCTGGCCCAGGACTGTGCGGCCCTGCTTGTTGAAGCTCGACGACGCCCACATGACCCGGATGTCTGCATCCAGTAGGTGGGCATGGTCTTCGTTGTGAATGCTGCCGGTGCTGGCAAGGATCTCGGCTTGGAGCCATTCCCATACTTCAGGGGCTGGAGTCAGGCGGATACCGAAGTCGGAGAGGTCGGACAGATCAGGCAGGGATGTTGGAGGACATGGCCTGTTCATGGGTCACTCCCTCATAAGATATCTGCGAATGAAAGAAAACTTCCATAGATCCTATATTAGGGTTACGATCCTGATATCGGATTCGAATGACGGATCTGAAAAGCACCTGGAGAGGCTCATGCGCACACCAATTCAAACAGCAATACTTTTGTCAGTACTTTTCAAACGGTCAGAGCTCAGCCGCGTACGGATTAGCCAAAAAACCTTGAAGCTTCTGTCGTACCGGTTCCGGTTGAAATCAGCTTTTGTCGTTTCCGTTTCTGACGCCCTTGCCGACTTTGGCTTGTATCTGATCGAGTTGGACACTGGCGGTTACGCCCTTGTATCGGCAAAAAGTCTGGAAGGCGCTAAAGCCGTCACGGCAAAACGTCTGATGGGGGATATCCTGAAGCGGCTTGTTGACGGCGCTGAGTTGGACTTCGAATCCCTTGAGGAAGAGGCTCTTGCGGAAGCTGAAGATCCGGTTGAGGAAGACTAACTTCATAACCCGTGCCGCACTCACCTGTGGCACACCTACCCTTCCGCGTTATCCAGCAGCACATCAATTAGCTTCTGCTCACCCAGGCGCATCGCACCCAGACATTGCAAGTCGTCGCACTTAGGGCCAAGACCGAACACGGTCACCTCCCCCTTCGCGCCGATCAGCGTCAAGGCGCCTACGGTGCACTCTGGGTGCTCACCCGCGTCGAGGTCATCGGCAATCTTGCGCAGGGTCTTGGCAGCATCGCGCCAGTCCTCCCTCTTGAACTCCAGAACCTTGACTGTCATACGGTCACCATCTGGTGTGTCTGTGCATGGGCGTGACCGTGGAGCAATCCAACGATCAGGCCCTGGGGCAGTCCGGCAGCCTTGGCAGCGTCCACGGCATCAGCAATGGCCTTGTCGAGAGCGCTTACAGCAGTGTTGATGTCCTGGCTCATCGGTAGCGCATGACGCAGGCGTGTAACGTTGCTCATCTGCAGAACCTCGCGCCACAATTTGGCGAACTCGAAAACGTGGCGCGGATTATTGCTTCCGACGATCGATGCCTTCAGGCGCCTTCGGGCAGTTCATGCAGTGTTCGCAGCTGAGCGTCCGGCAGAGCCAGACCTTCACCCGCTGCCAGTACGTGACCATGAAGATGTGGCGGGCGCCTGCCAGGGCCAGGGCGACGTGCAGCGTCAGGCCGGCGGTGGTCGGGCCGAAAAATATGTTCTGGCTGCGTACTGAAACGACGAAGCCTGTGATGGCGATCGTGGTGTAGATCAGCTTCCCGAGGATGCCGTCCCTCACCTTCCCGCTCAGCACGCACCAGGTAGCCCACAGCGCGATAAGGCCGCAGGCGATGGAGTTGATCAATTCAAGATTCATGGTGGATTGCCTCCCCCGAACCGCTGGCGGATAAGCGCCCAGAGGTCAGCGGCTTTGATGGCTCGGTTGATTGCTGCCAGGAGCGAGCCGCCGAAGGTGCCCAGCAAAAAGCCAATCCCGGCAACGATCTTCGGCTCGGTGACATTCAGGTAGGCGCTTACCATGCTCGTCAGGTAAAGAGAGCAGGCTACCCCGGTGACCAAGAACACCAGCCAGGCGCGCCAGTCGGACAAGTCGTCCTTGTGCCACCAGCTCGCAACAACGGCCCCAATCAGGCCCGCAATCAACAATTCGAACCTGTCGATCTTGTCGAGCAGGCGCTGTAGATACTCCATGCGCTCGACTCCGTGGGGCATGTTTGGGAATTAAATCGGCTCACACAGCACTCCCAGCTCGGAGCAATGGGTGTGGTGGAGCCGAAAACGAAAAGGCCCCCACATGTGCAGAGGCCCTGAATAGGTGCGCTACAATTCATTGAAATTGTATTGAGGTGAATTTCTATGCGATCCATACCTAACTCGGCCTGCAGATCATGCGGTCGACCTAGCACCAGGCATTCAAACGATGCTTGCTTGTCAGATATTGGAGGCGGCCAACGCTGCAAGGCTGCGCTTCATTCCATTGGACCGAATGATTTGCATACCTGCACCCGATGCGCAGGATCTGGTCGTGAAGACGGCCGTACCTGCCCGTTATGCGCAGGATTCGGACAAGAATACCGTCCATAAACGAAAAACCCGGCGCTTGGCCGGGTTCAGGTTTTCGTGTGCGTTTCGCGTTACTTGTGCACTATGGGAAAAGTACGCGCAAAACCCCGTCATGTCAATATGATTATGCCGCCTCTTGATCTTTTTCCGCGTGGATCACCTGCCATAGTGGTTGTTGAGCCTGAATATCCACTTCCTTGATCACTTCTTTCAGGGATTGCCACAGGTCGAGCCAGTCACGCGTCCAGTTCTTCGGATCGATGGTGACGCCAAAGAATGTCAGCATCTCAGCCGCAACACGGGCAGGCCCCCACTCTGCCGATCCGGCTACCTCCCCCTTGTACGATTGCAGGGCCAGAGTCACCAGGTACTGCGCCTTAACGCGCTTGGCTGATGTCAGGTCAGGCAGCGCCGCCTTGGCGGTGATCAGCAACACCGCGTTCAACAGGTGCCGCATGTTCATCGCCGGGTGGTACAGGTAGTGCCCGAACTGCTGCACCTGGAACGGCAAGGTGTCGATGGCGCGCAGTACCTTGCCGATGGTGGCCAGGTGCGCGGCGCGGGCGGTGGAGCGGCCAGCGGGCGTTCCGCGCGTCTCGCTGATGCTGATCTTCTGGCGCACAACCTGAATGCGCTCCTCCTTGTCTTCCCCCAGTGCAGCGAACACGGCCTCGGCGCGGCGCATGCGCTGCCCCCTCTTGATCGGTGCCGATTGCGCCTTGTCGATGGCCACAGCGCTGATCGACGCGTTCGATTCGTGCTGAGCCTCAGTCCACACCTGCCTTGCGTTGATCAGTTTCATGCTGCGAGCCCCTTTTTCAGTTCTTTGGCCATTGCCCGGTATTTGGCCTTGATGGCCTTGATCTCTTCCACGGTGTACTTGCAGGGCGGGTGCAGGCCTTCCAGCCAGGCCACCTTCTCGGCGCCGATGCGCTGAACCAGGCGAATGCGGTACTCCACGGCGTTGCCGGACAGGTTGCGGTTGCACTTCACACACTGGCGGTGGATGTTCAGCGGCTCGAAGCGCAGCTCCGGGCAGGCGCCAACGGATCGGTAATGCCCAGCGTCCCAGCGGCTGCCGGTCATGAGGTCGTTGTCGTTCGGCATCGAGTCGCAGCTGATGCACGGCAGGTGCGCGTCCCGCAGGCGCACGTACTCGTTCACCGCCGCCTGGGCTTCGCGCAGGTGATCCGCCCTACTCTTCAGCTTCTCCTTGCGGACCTTGATGTCCCTGCGCTCGATATCGGCCAGGGCCTTGCGGGCCTTCGGCTCATGCCTGGGCGCATCGATCATTGCGCATGCCGGGCTGCATACCGCCTGGCCCATCCGCGAAGGGACGAATAAGGCCCTGCACGTAGCAACGAGGCATTTCTTCGGCTTGGCCGGCTTCCGCTCGATGGTCATACAGCCTCCTTGGCTTTCTGCTTCTCATGGGTGAAGTCGCCGCGAAGGGGCATCAGCTCACCGTCTTCATACAGACTGCATTGGGGGGCATTGGGGTGAATCACAAACCAGCCGTTCGCATCAGCTGTCGATGCCTGGTCATCCCATGTGAAACACGGGGCGCCCTTGAGAATCCGCGAATCAATAGTGACCACGCTGTATGCGGGGATGTCATCGTCATCAACCAGAGTGAGTGCCAGATCGCCCGGCTTGAAGTTATGGATCATGCGGCCTCCTGGCTAAGCAGGTCAGAGAAGTACACGCCCTGCGGAGCAAAGCGCGCGACGATGCGGTCGGTGTAAGCGATGCCCTGGGCTCGATTGAACAGGCTGGTAACCGGGAATCCGTCCGGTCCGAACAGGTGGCACTCGCCCATCATGTCCAGCTTGGTTTCGTACGGGAGGTGACGCATCACCCGGTACCACTCAGCCTGGAACCCGGCGTCATCGTTCAGCAGGATCTGCACGCCGACGTGCAACTTGCAGTACTTGCGCGCCTCGGCCGGGTCGCCCAACTGGGTCATCTCGGCGATGCGCTTGTACATCGAAAACCACAAACGGTTCTGGTCCAGGGTTCGGTCCTTGCCCGGGCGCAGGGAGACAACCACGAAGTGCTTGTCCTCGAACATCTTGGACATGCGGGTGATGGCCTCGGTGAGCATGGAGCGGCAGTTGACGCTGATCTTGTCAGTCATAGCCGACCTCCTGGCGCGATGGCGCTTTCCACTCCCAGAATGGGCCTTTGTTTTTCATGACGCCTTTGCGCTTGAGGCGCTGCAGAGCTTTGCTCACGTCTTCCCGAGTAGCATTCAGGGCTCCCGAGCAAATCCAAGCAGTAGCGCCGCCCTGCTCTTGGTAATACGCGAGGACGGATTGGTCGAAGTCAGTCATGACTGCTCTCCCTTGCCCATGGCTGACAGGATGTCGTGTAGATACCCTGTCGCCACACTTGGCTGCTTTCCTGCGGAATCACAAAGTTTCTGCGCGAAAGCGGTAGCGCTCTGCAGTCTCTCTGCATCCTTTATCGCCGCATCCAGCGCCGGCAGAATCTCGCTGGCAAACACCTGCATCGGCGAATCAGGGCGTGGACCAGTAATACCAAGCCGATCGGCGACCATGTAGAACGCGTCACCAAAACCTCCAAGATTCATACTGCCAGCAGCTCTACGAAATTCATTGTTATGAGACCGCAGCGCCTCGCACTCAGTCTTCAACTGATCACGCTCAATCTCCACGGACAGCATCAGCCGAAAGCGAGCCTCCAAAAGCTCGATGAGGTGGTCGTTATGTCCGAGCAAGTCTTGGGCGTCGCGCGCCTTGAGCGGATAACCACTGCGCACCAGATCGCGTATTTTCCCGATGTTTTCTGCGGAGAGATTCATGGCTTCAACTCCGGCTCTATCGGAAGCGGCATCCAATGTGTCGGCCTCTCGCTACCATCGCAGCGGCAAACACCCCAATCACCAAAGCCGAAGGCATCAAGATCGAACATCTCTTGCTCAGTGCCCGACCATTCATCACGCTCTTTGTCGGACATGAAGTGATCAGCATCGGTGATCATCCCGGAGAAGACTCCAGCGTCACTGCGATAGAACAGGACCTCGGTATGCTGTGGGCACGTATCGATGCCCTGCCATACACGAACAGAATCAGCCGCGCGGCCAGTAAGGAATAATTCTCTACCGGCATTTCCGCGCTCTACCGCTCGCAGCATTTCGAAGTAGGACTGCACCTTCGTGCGCATCTGAGTGAACACGCTTGCGCCACCCATCTGTGTGGCATGCAGTTCAAGCTCGTCGAAGTGCCAGCGCAGCCACATTGGGATGGCATGGCCCGTGACCGGCGGCAAATCAACCTTTGGCTGACATTCCATGCATGTTTCGCCAAGCTCTTTGCAGATTGAGCAATTGATGTCAGTCATGGAGAGTGTCCTCTGGCTCGAAGTCGGCAAGGTGGGCAAGGAATTCTTCTTGTTCTTTGGCTTGCTGTTTCAGCAGCGCCGAGTGGGACTGACTCCACCCCTTCTGGAACGACTCCCAATCGGCCTGCGCCATCGGATCGATGTAGCTGTTACCCTTCGGAGGCTGGCGGCGATGATCTCGGCCATTGGTTCGCTCAAACTCTTCACGCATCTTGTCGGTCATGTCCGCTTCTCCGCTGCTTCTGCGATCAATGCCATGCGCTCCGACTTGCGGGCCTGGAGCCACGCCTCTGACATGCGATCTTTCTCGCCGCCCTTGTCGACCCACTCCCACACCGGACGGCCGTTGCTGACCATGTAGGCCCGGTACATCTGGCTGTACTGCTGCTGGCGGATTTGCTGGACGCCACGGCCCTTCAGGAAGCGCTCGTCCCCGGCCTGCGGCTTTGGCTTGGTCTGTGCGGTGCTGTATCGAATGCTGGTTACGGTCATGTCCGTTTCTCCGCGCCGCACACCGGCTCGCGCTTGATGTTCATTTTTGCCAGCAGCAACTCGCGGGCGGATTTGCCGTCGGCCGGTATGCCTTGCTGAAGGATTCGTGCTTGGGTTTGCTGGTCTGCCAGCTCGTTGGCTAGTTCAAATTCAGTCTTCTGGCTGTCGCGGCCTATGCCAGCGGCAATCCGGCCGTCGAGTGGCTGCCCGGCCTGAGCCCGACGAAGGATGATTTCGTAGTTGCGGTCGAACCGCGCCCGCAAGCCCTTGTCTTCCTGGCGCGCGCCGCGCAGATCGAAAAGACCGGTAGCCTCGGCGGCGAGCTTCACCGCTTCGTGGCTGTAAGTGGTCATCAGCGCTTCGATCCAGGCGTCACGAGCAGCCGGCATTCCGAAATCTTCCGGGCTGGGCACGCACATGGCGATGAACTCACCAACGCTCGGCGCGAAAGGCTTCTTGAGCTTGCGGCACTTCTGGATACCGAACTCGATCTGCTCCAGCGTGCGGATGCCCTCGTCTGCGAATTCCTTGATCCATTCGGCCTTGGCAGCGTCGAGCGCTTCGGTAGACGGCCACGCCTGGCGCCATGCAGGGAAGATCCCGCGCAGCCGGCGGAACAAGTCGTTAACCACTTCGACCGTCTGCGGCGTGATGTCGAGCGGCTGGACATGGCTTTCCGCAGGCAGGTTGCCCATGGTTGCCATCAGCTGGTTGACTGGCTTCATGGGCGAGCCACAAGGCCGTCAGCCCAAGCGTTGCTGTTGAAGTCTGGTTCGCCGGACTGAGGGCGCGGCGTGAACTGGTGGACGTTGCTACCGGCCGGCGCCGGATCTGGCACTTCGTCTTCCCAGCGCTTGCCGTTGATCCATGTCGATGGGTGCGGGATGAACCGGCCGTCGTCCTTGATCCAGTCTGTTGTGAGGCACTGCGTACCCAGGGCCTGAACCAAAGAATCGAAAAGCTCGTTGGTCAGCTTGAGCTTGTCCCACGCCTTGCGTGCAGCCTCCTTGCCCACCTTGCGTGGATACAGGGCCCAGAACCGCGCGAACAACTCAGCGTGATCGACCTCATCTTCGCCATAAGGCTTTTGTTCTTTATCTTCTCTTCTCTTCTCTTCTCTGGTCCGCAATTTGTCCGCATCACTGGCGGACGCACTGCGGACACTCTTCGCCTTCCTGTCGTTGCGCTTGCGCTCGTTATCGTTGGCGCGGCGCTTAGCGCTGGCCCCGTTATGCTCTTCAAAGCGAGGCATTACGAGGCTTCCGTCGTCTTGGATGCCCGCCCACTCCACATCAATCATGGCTTGTGTAAAGCCTGGCCAGCCCACCACCGCATCCATCGCGTCGACGGTGTAGCCCACCAGCACACCATCATCACAATGGGTGTCGAAGATGCTCCAAGCGATGTGCAGTCCGCCGATGATCCGCAACCTGTCCGCTTTCAATGCGGACACCATGCGGAATACTTTCGGATGCGTCTGAAGGTCGATGCGCATTTTTATCCAATCTCCGGCCATTACTTGGCTCCTTTGCCGACAAGGCCGGCCAATTCAAGGAAGCGATCCACGTACCAGTGAGGCTGCGTCTCGCGGGGGCATTGAGGGCTGGTGAGGTTCTTGCCGTAGGCCATGCCCTTCTCCGTCACAGACCAGAAGTCGACAGTTTCCTGTTTGGAGTTTTTGCGCTGGAGCAGGGCCAGGAAGCCGTGGGTCTTGAGTGCGATATTGAAGGCCCGCGCAGTGCTGGCGATGGCGTGATCTTTGATCAGGGCGGTGATTGCCTTGGTCGGCATGGAAGAGCCGCCAGCGGCATCTGGCGCGGCATCAACGGCATAGCCAGGCAGGAACTTGGCATCCAGACCGTTGTTGGCGGCGATCTTGGCCAGCATCAGCATCTTGCTGGAGTTGGCGGGCTTCAACAGGCGGTCAAAGCACTCAAGAATGGCCAGCTCTCCGACGATTTTGGAGTTGTTCGGGCTCTGGGCAGAAAAGGTGCCGGTCTTGCGGATGCTCGGCAGGACCTGGCCCACCACCCACTCTTCGAACCTCTCGGCGGCCGGCAGCTTGGACTTCATCACCAGCCGGTACAGGTCCCGCTCCGGGATGATGGTCATGAAACCACCACCCTGTTTCGGGGTAGTGGTCGCGGCCTTGCAGTGACGGGCCACGGCGTTCTCCGGCTTGGAGTAGCCCAGAGCATCAGCGACGTCGCGGGCAACAAACCACGGGTCGCCGAGCTTGTCTGTGATAACCCGGATTGCGGCGCCGTCGAAGTCGAAAGGGATAACTGAGGAGTTGCGCGCCACGTTTTCAGATTGCGAAAATCGTGGCGCGAGATTGGTGGGGCTATTGATCGATTCTGTGTGTTGGTGCATGATTCGCTCCAGATGTTTACCGCTGTAGAAAAAGCCACCCTCGTCCGGTGACTTTTTTGTGTTTGAAATTCAGGCTGCCTTCACGGACTGCTTGAACACTTCCAGGCTGACGATCACCTCCTCAGCCTCCTTGAGCAGTTCCGACTTCTCGCGAGTGCATACGCGGCCATCGGCCTGGGCGTCGAACGCAAGGCGGGTCACGTCAGCCAGATCGGCGTGCAAGCGCAGCAGCGCAGTGTTGAGGTTGATCCCCTCAGGCTTGTCCTTCGGCACCAGGTCGAAACCAAATGCCTCGGCCCATGCCTTCAGCGGGCGGAAGTCCTGGGTGAACTTCATAATCCGGTGCAGCTCCTGGACGTTCAGCTTGTGGCTGTCGTAGTCCGGGTTCGCTTTCTGGGAAAGCAGTGTCTTCGAAGAGAAGCTGGCACCCTCTGCAATCCGCCCTGCCCCGTGGTCGTCCACCACGTCATAGATCGCCTTCATCAAGTCCTGCATGTAACACCTCGAAATTCTTTACGTGGCGCCCTGCAGGTGCAGAGGCGATCATTTGCTTAATGGAACGGCGGACAGGGATGTCAGGCGGCGGACTGGGATGAAACGCCCGCAGGCGGAAATGCCTCATCAAGAACGCACTTGGCACCCAAGGCGTTCAATGCAGACACGATCAGTCGTGCCTCGCTGAGCCCAGGACAGCGAAGGCCGGACTCGTAATTAGCAAGGCGTGATTGATTCCACCCAAGCGACCGCCGAAGGGCAGCCTGGGTAATCCCGGCTTTCTCTCGAATGTTTCGGACGTGGTTCATGAAAATCGCTCCTATAGCTCTTGGCCCAAGGATAAACACGCATCGTGTTAAAGGCAAACACAATAAGTGAAAGCCGGGTATTTCAATACGTGATTGAATCCCGCGCATGACCGAATTAGCTGAGCGCATCAAACGCGCACGTAAAAATGCTGGAAAATCACAGGCTCAACTGGCTGAGGCTTGCGGCTGGTCGCAATCCCGAGTGGGAAACTACGAGGCCGGGACGCGAGAGCCGTCTTTTGCAGATATAGAATTGATGGCCAAAGCGCTACGCGTGGAGAAGTCCGAACTTCTTCTAGATACGCAAACTGCGTCGACAGCTCCAGGCCAGGCAGACGATCAGGCTGTTCGCCCGTCCACTGCTGAAATTGTGAATCTGATGCTGGCAAAGCATGGCAAGAATCTCACTGATGACGCGCGCAGGATGATCTCTGACGCCGTCAACGAGACCGCGCGGGAGCTTGGTTCGAGCAACGTCATAACCGTCGACTTCTCCCGCCCAGGCCAGGTCGGTGATGAGGTATGGATTGCCCACTACGACGTGCGGGCGGCGATGGGTGGCGGGCAGATCCCGCACGAATACCCGGAAATGCTCCAGGACATAAGGGTAAGCCCCAAGCACCTGCGTGACTTGGGCCTAACGTTCAAAGAACACTTCCACCTGAAGATGATCACCGGGTGGGGGCAGTCAATGGCGCCGACGATCAAGGATCGCGACCCGCTGCTCGTTGACATTACGATTCGGGAGTTCACAGGCGACGGTATCTACCTCTTCTCCCACGACGAAATGCTTTACGTGAAGCGCCTGCAAAAGAAAGGCAAGGATCGCTTCAAGATGATTTCGGACAACAAGCACCACGACCCCGAGGATATCCGGGTGGACGACACCCACATCTTGGCCCGGGTGCTTTACGTATGGAACGGAAATCCGGTGTGACACCCCGATTCACGCATAACGGCTTATCTACTCGCCTAATGCTGTGAGGCTCCTTGCGAAAATATACCTAGGACGATATATTGTACGAGCTTATAGTTGGTGACGAGGCGACTCAAGACGTTGAAGATATCCTGGTTGCTGAACCGGTAGCTGGATATCGAGTAATCGCGATGCTCGAGGAAATTTCTGGAAGCCAGGAAATTCTCGAGCGATTGTCGTGGGACGGGTACGGGGGCAAACCGCATGCTCCCGAGGGTGACGCAACTCTGAGTGTTGCCAAATGGATAGGGCCATACCGTAAAGGGAAGAACATCTGGAGGCTTCGAGACTTTGAGCTGTCCAAGCTCGGTCACGAGTACCGGATAATTTATGCTTTCATTCCTTCCAAAGATCTCTATTACGTACTCGCAGTTGTCGAAAGGGCATTCAATTATGATTCAACACATTCAATCACACAGCGCGTCTTCGCAACCTACGACAGCCTGGAAGCAGACGGCTGGTGAATCTTCGGGGACCGCTTACAAAGGTGTTGTTGTTCGCTTTGAAATCGCGGTTATGCCCATACCGCTAGCGCAAAAAAACACCGCCTTCTCGAAACTCGTCGCCAGACTTGAATCGCATGAAGAACATAAGCAAGGCATGGCGGAAGCAAGAAGCTGGTTCGCAGAAAAGGTGCTATCCGATGAAGGTGACACCATTCGTACCTTGCGACTAAAAAAGGGCATGAACCAAACGAAATTCGCCGAGCTCCTTGGGACGACTCAGGCCCAGGTCGCTCGCTTAGAGAAAGGGAACACCGATCCTCAACGGTCCACCTGCAAGAGACTGCGCGAGGTCCTAGGCATATCTGCAGACATGCTTGAGGAAATCATGGACAGGCAAGAAAGAGCCTACTCAGCCAAGGCAAAAAAATGACCAGATTTGCATATTCGATTTTCTGCGATGACATCAGAAATGAAGTCAACGGAAAACATTCAATTATGGGGGTACTAGGAAGCCTAATGTACCTCGGAGAATTCCCAGCCGTACTGCCCAAGTTGTGCGCGCTTTTAAGTGCTAGCACACCTCACGATCAGCCATTCAAAACGGTGAGTTTTAAAGGCACCATGGATGGAGCAGTGCTCTTCGAAATCGGGCTGGATAGCGTCCAGATAGAGCAAATGCAAAAACAAAATGAAGGCCTTATAGAAGACCCTAAACGGTACGAGGCAAAAGCCATCGTCGTGCTATCTCCACTGCACCTCGCAGCCCCAACCAAGATCAAAGTTAGCGTCCTTGCTGATGGCGAGGAGATTGAATGTACTGGTATTCAAATCTCCAAAGCTCCTGAAGGCTTTCAAATTCTCTAAGTCTCCTTGAGGCTGAAGCCCGCTTTTTAGCGGGCTTTTTTTGTGCCGATCAGAAAGGTGCTGCCTCTTCTTCTGGCTCAAACTCAACCTTCCCCCTGCCCGCCAACTCGACCTCCTGCTGCTCCCACCTCACCGTCACGCTGCCGTCGTCATTGAGTGTCAGCTCGAGTTCGTCAGTATCAGCGATAACGCTCAACACCTCTTCCCACTCCCGATCCCCATCCGTGTCCAAACGATGAATCGTGACCCAGCGCTGCGCCTGCGCCACTGGGTGATTAATCATCGACGATACGCGTAGCGCAAGGCGCTCCATGCCACTCACTTCCTGCCGTGCCGCCGGATCTGCCTGCTTCTTCGCCATAAAAACCACCTCCGCCGATTGACTGTATATCCGTACAGTATTAAAGAATCATATCCCACGCACCCCGAAAACGTAACCGAGAACAGGCGTGTTAATTTGCAAAAATAAATCACATTTCGTGTTGACTAAATAAACACGATGCGTGATAGTTCATCCATCGCAGCGACACACAGCCACTGCGAAGGGCCTTCGCCCGCCGCTCTTTAACAGCCAGACGTGACCACCGCGACGTACCCAGGCCATTACCTGCGTCGGAAGAAGCTAAATCGCCGCCCATGCAGCCTCTGGATAGCTGCCGTACTCCCTCATGTGAGTACGCGAAACCACGCAAGCCAGCCAGGAAGAACACCGGACACGAAATGTGTGACCTGGCCAGAGATATGAATCGGGCGATGCGCGTGGTGGAGATGAAACACCCACAGATTTACTGATGCCGCTTCTATGAGGCGGCATTGGAAATCAACGGAGGGCAACACGATGACCGATGCAGCAGCAACACAAACGAAGTGCACGTACTGCGGCAAGCCAGCCGAAAAGGTGGTGCGCCGCAACATTCACGACCGCACCCGCGACCCATACACCAATCGGCAGGTGCTTCGCACTCGAGAGTTGTCGTTTTGCAGCGCCGAGCATGCAAGCAACTACCAGATGGGCTGCGAAGGCTGAGCAACCACCACAGATGGCTCCCTGCTGATTCAGGTAGCCATCTGGTTTCACAAATGCCTCTAGACCCCCTGGAGGTATTTGGAAGTCCTATCACCGGAGAATCTACATGGCGTTCAAGAAAGGCGACAAAGTTACGTGGAGCAGCGCCGCAAACGGCAGCTGGAAAACCAAAACCGGCGTTATCACTCATGTGTACAAAAGCTCTCGGGGCGAACCCGAGCGCTATGACGTTACGGTTCCACCGCCAGAAGGTAGCCAAGCGAAGCCAAAGGTTTATTACCCGCGCACATCTGCGCTGCAGCCCGCCGACTGATCAACCCTCTCCTTGCACGTCAGCCAGACGAAAATTGGCCCGATCCTTTCCTTGGGGTGGCTCGTATAGAGAGAGGGCTTCGGAGTGGACGTTGTGACATGCCGGCGGTTGCCTTGCGGTGACTTAGCTTCAGCGTCCAGCCCGATGCAGACTCAATAGGTGGCCGCTGCCTTCCCAGCGAGCGGACAACGGAGGGATTCATCATGGACTAGCCAATAGCTGCCCGACGCCACATGCGCCCGGCAGGCTTGTACGTAAAGAGGGAAAAGCCCGGTTTCGACTGGGCTTTTTTACGGCTCGCCTTTACCCGTCAGCACTCCTCCCCCGCGCCCATCGGCAACCAGCGGGAGGCATGAGTGTTGACGAATACAGGTGAACCAACGAATGGAGAGAGTCATGAGTAGAGAAGACGGCGGTCCAGCTTTCCCGCTTCCCGAGGGTCAGGTCCTGCATAACCCTGAGCATGGTTTTGTTCAAGCAGAAGACCACTCTCGATATCACGAAAGCGGTATGAGCCTTCGTGATTACTTTGCCGCGAAGGCGCTCCCGACAGCCTGGACAGCATTCGCTGATGGTTACTTTGAAGCGGATGGCTGGGACAGCATCAATCAAGGCGTTGCGGTATGTGCCTACCAGATGGCCGACGCAATGCTCGCCGCCCGTTCCGCCTAACCCCAAACACTGGAGGTCGCCATGCTCAAGCGGCGAAAAGTCGTCGGCTTACCACAAGCCACTGGCGACCACGACAAGCAAGGGTGGTACTGCAAGTTGTCTTGCGGACATTCAACTGTAACCAGCGGCAAGGGATGGCGCCGACCGAAGACGGCGCGCTGCCCTCTCTGCCCATAACTGGAGGCGACCATGAACGCAGCATTGAAGATTTGCCAAGAGCGTTACGACGCTCAGTTGCCTCCAGAGGTCAGCGATAGCGACGAGGTGACGGACTGGCTTGAGCATTCGGCGGAGCGCCTGGTGTGCGGCATGGACATCAAGTGGAAGCGGCGCTACGGCCAGCCGCAGGTGGTGACGTTCGACCGGTTCTGCACTTACCTGCAGGGCCACTTGAATCAACGCCAGATCGACGGACTGGACGAGCGCGACTCACTTGCCCGGCTGTTCCTGTCCTCGATCATCGGCAGCCAGGCGGATTCGCGCGGCCACGCTGCTGACTTGATCGGCCAGCCACGACCCATCGAGGCCGCCGAGAAGATCGCCATGGACCTGCTCAGGCCCTATGCCGAAGAAGCTGTAGCAGCGGAGCGGGAAGCGGCCGAAGACGACGTGGATGCCGACCTGTGAGCCCGCACATCCTGATCGATGAGGCACTCGAGGCCCTGGAGCATCCCGCTAGCGAGCCCGGCGCCCAGCGCGTCGTCCTGAACATGATCACGAATATGCTCACCGGCAACGCGATCACCACCGAAGAGTTCAACCACTACTGCCAGCGCCTCCTGAAAGTCACCAGGCAGCGCAAGGAGGCCGCATGACCACGCCCATCGTGAAAACGCTGGCTGATGAGCAGCTCGACGATATCGAGCGCCGCATCGCCATCCTCGGCTTCGGCCTTCCCTTCAATGAACTGATAGGTCGCAAGCGTGAAGACCTGGTGCGGGATCTGCCGCAGCGCCTGGCGCCGACAATGAAGGGTGGCCGGATTGCGGTGAGGGTTCGGCCGTGACCACCCACCAGCGGCACCGGCGCCGTGCCATCCGCGCTCTGTCTGCCATCGTTGGCCTGACCTTCCTCACCATCGTTCTACTGGGCCCCGCTATCGGCGGCCTGATCACCAACTAAAACCGTTACACAGCGCCCCGCAAGGATGGCGCGGGAGCATTGCCATGTCCGCGAAACAGCAAGTAATCACCATCGACGACATCAGCGCCGACAACGCGCCGGCTATCTACGTAGCTGGCGGCCTTGGCCAGTTCTTCGACGCGGTGAAGGCCGAAGTAACAGCCGAGGTGCCCGACCTGACCACCCGCAAGGGGCGCGAGCGCATTGCTTCTCTGGCCGCAACGGTGAGTAAGTCCAAAAAGGCAGTCGAGACACCCGGCCGTGATTACCTGAAACGCCTTAAGGAAATGCCCAAGGTGGTCGAGGCTGAGCTACGCGAGTTCGTGACCAAGATGGATGCGCTGCGCGATGCCACCCGGCAGCCGCTGACGGATTGGGAAGATGCCGATCAGGCCCGCAAAGACAAGCACGTCGATGGCATCCAGGCTATGAAGGACTTTTTGATTTTTGAAGGTGCGCCGAGTGCCGACCAGGTCGGCCACATCATCGCCATCCTTGAATTGGTTGCGATCAACGACAGTTGGGAAGAGTTTCTGCCCGAGGCTGCGCAGGCGAAGGACGAAACGCTGGTGAAGCTGCGCACCCTGCACACTGACCGCGTTCAGTACGAAGCCGAACAGGCTGAATTGGTGCGCCTGCGCGCCGAGGCAGAAGCACAGGCCCAGCGCGATCGTGACGCCGCTATCGCCCAGGCCGCCGCTGATCAGGCCCGCCGTGAAGCAGCAGAGCGTGCCGAGGCCGAACGCTTGGCCGCCGCCCGCCGCGAACAGGATCTGCTTGATCAGGCCGCCGCCGCCCAGCGCGCTGCCGCACAAGCAGCGCTGGACGCCGAGGCAGCCGCCGAACGCCAACGCCTGCAACTGGAACTGCAAGCCGAACAGTCCCGAGCAGCAGCGGCACAGGCCGAGACGAACCGAATCGCCGCCGAGCAGCGCGCCGAGCAAGACCGGCTTGCGGCCATCCGTCGTCAGGAAGAGGCAGTCGAGCGGGCGCGTCTGGACGAGAAAGCCCGTGCCGATGCCGCAGCAGACGAAATTCTGCGCCAGGCGGAAGCCCGCGAAGCTGACAAGGCCCACCAGGCAAAGGTCAATCGCGCCGCCCTGGAAGCATTCATTGCCGGCGGCATGCCAGAGGCTTGTGCCAAGCAGGCGGTCACCCTGATCGCCCAGCGCAAGATTCCAGCCGTTTCCATTTATTACTGAGGTCGCCATGAACACAGACATCATCATGCCGGAAGAGCGCCATCAGGCCGTCGCGATCCATCAGCAGGGGCAAGAGATCAGCATGTTATCGACGATCAGTCGACTTGCCCTAGACCCTCGCTGCGACATGGACAAGCTGGAGCGCCTGATCAGTCTTCAGGATCGCATGGAAGCCAAAACCGCTCTCGAGGCCTTCAACGCTGCCTTCGCTGAAATGCAGTGCGAAATGCCCTCTGTTGAGAAGCGCACCGAGAACACGCACACGAAGAAGATGTACGCCGATCTGGACGACATCAACTACGCAGTCCGCCCGATCATGGCCAAGTTCGGATTTGGCGTGTCGTTCAAGATCGTCAACCAGGCCGCCGGCGTCAGCATTACCGGAATCCTGATGCACAAGGGCGGGCACCGAGAAGAAACGACCATGATCCTGCCGCTTGATACCGGTGCAGGACGCAGCGCTGTGCAGTCGGTTGGCTCGACCACCACCTACGGCAAGCGCTATGTCATGTGCGCCCTACTCAACATCACCAGCGGCGATGACAACGACAATGACGGCTACGTCGAACCATCCGATCAACTGGTCACGCCCGCCCAAGCAAGGCAGGTTCAAGCGCTGCTGGATAAGTGCAGCGAGGCTGTTCACGCCAACTTCGAAAAGATGTACGGCGACCCCGGGCAGATCGCGAAGTCAGCGTTTGACGGCGTGGTTGCGGGGCTGAACAACTCAATCTCGAAAGCGGCCAAGGCCGCGCAGCAAGCGGGGTAAACGGACATGCAGATCATCACTGAGGTAGAACAGGGTTCACCGGAATGGTTGGCCCTGCGCCTGGGTATAGTCACCTGCTCCGAGCTGGAATGCCTGCTCACCAACGGTAAGGGCGAAGCCGGGTTCGGCGTTGGCGCTTTCACCTACATGAACACGCTGATCGGTGAGCGCATCACTGGCGAGGCTGCTGACCCGTTCACGGGCAACCGGCACACTGAGCGCGGTCACGAGCTGGAAGGCATCGCCCGCAAGCTATACGAGCAGCGCGAGGAAGTCGAAACCAACCAGGTGGCGATCATCCTGAACCACGGCGCTGGCTATTCGCCTGACTCCCTGGTGGGCAAGCACGGCTTGACGGAAATCAAAACCAAACTGCCGAAATTCCAGGTCGAGGTAATCCTGTCCGGCGAGATTCCAAAAGAACACGTCGCCCAGTGCCAGGGCGGCCTGTGGATTTCTGAGCGTGAGTGGATCGACTTTGTTTGCTACTGGCCAGGTATGCCTCTGTTCATCAAGCGCGCATACCGCGACGAAGCGATGATCCGCAAGCTGTCGGAGCGGGTGCGCACCTTCTACGAAATCTTAGATGACCGCATGAATCGGGTCTTGGGGATCGCAGCATGATCAGCATCCTACAGGACGAAGTAGAGCGCCTTCGGCCGGCATCGAATGAACTAGCCGCCGCGGTCGAGCAGTTCATTGCTGTCGGTGGGCGGATCGAAGAAGGCCCGGCCAGCGGCTACATCCCCAAGCCCATCACCTACAGCAACCAGATGCCGCCAGCGCCGAAGCCGTTTGTTCGGCGCCGAATAGAGCCAGTCGAACCGCCGCCACCCACTCCACTTGAGCGCCAGGAAGAACAGCGGCGGCAGCGCGTGGCAAAGGTCATGGAGCTGGCTCCGACTCACACGCAGAAGGAAGTCGGCCTGGCTACGGGGATCGGCCGTCGAACCCTGCTGAGCATGTCCAAGGAATTCGGGTTCAGCTTCAAGCGTGTGCATCACTCACGCAACCCCAGCCCCGAACAGCAGGCGGCAATCGCCAAGCATGAACTGATTCTGGCAGAGCGCATCAAGGCTTACAGGGACCTTGGAATCAGCCGTCACCAGGTCTGCGAGAAGCTCCACATCACCAACACCACGCTGAAGCGCTTGCTTGAAGATCATTCGATTGACTATCCGAAGTCCAGTGCAGGCGGTAATCGATGCGCCGCATAGCCCGCATCCAGCAACGCAAACGACAAGCCTGGCTCGCACTGCCGGCCAGCGGAATAGAAGAGGTAGGCCATGGCTGCCGAACAGAAGGAACGCACGGCCAAGCTTGCCGAGAAACGGCAGGGGTTGGGCGAGCAGGAGTTGCGGCACACGGTAC